CGTACACGAGATGGAGTTTGTATCCAAAGTTCTCGTGCTCGAGATCGTTACCCAAACGAGTCCTGTAGGACAAACCAAACGTCTTACGAGGCTGTTGTCCAACAGTGACACCGTCTGAAGGAACGGCAAGACCATCAAACTGAGTAAACTCTTCAGGGAATGTGAATGCTTCGATGGTTGCTCCGAACTCCTCAGCCGAAATGAGGTTGAGGTACTTGATGTTGTCGGCATACTGTGCCGTTGACTCAGCCCCACTAGGAGACTCTGTCACCGTCGTAAGACCGTTCCAAGCAACTCCGGTTGCATAAACTCCCTGCGCATCCGGAATGTAAAGGACTCCGTGATCAACTCCCGTTTCATAAAACCGTTCGCCGATCTTATCCCAAACGAGTTCAGGCATTGAAAATTCCTCCTAAAAGAAAAGTTTGAAAACGTCATGATTAAGATTATCGGCTGTGTAAAACCGCTCATACACGCATAGTGGTAACTCAGCAATCTTGTCAGGTATACCACTATCCGGATCTCGATCAATGACCGTTACTTGATACCGCTTTTTACGAGAATATGGCTTATCGTCCGCAAATCTAGTTAATTCATAATCTCTTCTATAAACAATGCAAGGATAAGTCATAATTACAGTTGGTGGTGGTTGGAAATACACATGATCAGTTTGAAGAATATCAACGAAGATTTTTTGAAGATCAAGGCGTTGGGCCATTGTAAACACTCCCCAAACTAAGGATGAGACGGGGAGCTTTGACTTCCACATTTGTGACAGTCCAAAGAACCCCTTCCCATCGCACGTATTTGATCTTAAAGAAGTGTTTATTCGCATACTCATCGGCAACAATGCTTATTGAATTGCCGACTGAAATATCCTCGTTTAATCCTTCTCCAGGGTCTAACTTTCGTGTATTTCGAACCACATCACCGTAATACTCTGATTCGGTAATAACATCGATCCAAACACCTGAGTCAGATGGAGTTTCTACGGAATCAGCATAACCAACTTCTCCAAAGAACCTTGCCATCTTAACTCCTTTTAAATATTACTCTTCAGGAGGAGTACGACGCCCTTCACGTTGTGCAGACTGTGCTTCTGTCGTTGTTCCACCAGCGTCAGGGAGTGATCCGTGTTGCGGAGGAACACTCTGACGTTCGTTCGGCGGCTCAGGAACGATAATGTGAGCAGTACCAGCAGGCGGAGGAACGAATGTACCTTGCGTAACACAAATTGCAGACTTCAACTTAACCAAAGCACCTGAACAACGAGTTTCGATAAGGTACTTGTACTGGTTGTAGTCGATGTCGAAATCGTCGAACAAGCTAACTGCGCCACCCTTATCCGCACCAATAACGTAGTCATTCATGTTGACAATAAGTGCCAATGGGTTACCTGCGGCCGGATCGAAAATATCCACCGGAATAATTGCCGCAACTCGAAGCTCTGAGGCAACCTGGTCCAAGGAGCTGTAAATACGACGACCAAGCGTGTCCTTCAATAGCATGAATTGAGAGATAAGAGCTTCGCTCGTGTACATTGTAGGCATTCCAGTACCACGATACTGTGCACGATACTGAATAATCGCATCGACGAGATGTGAAATATCCGTTCCTGCCGTGGTAATGTCAGCCTTGACTTGAATGGTGAAGATCGGGTCGTCTGTGGCGATGGGACGAATACGATCGTGCAAAATCTGATCGGGATCGGGAGCCGTACGACCGTCTCCAACGAGAATTGCTCTTGCGAGCTCCTCGTCGAGCATGATGCGCATTTCACCCTTCATCCACGCCACGACGTCGAAGTCGGTGATGTCGATGATGTCGTCACGATCAAGTTTCTGCTTCTTGTAAATCGTCTGAGGGTTTGTCTCACGACGAGCCGTTGCATAGAACTCTTCTTGCTTCTCATTACCGGTGATGTAACCCTTTGCACGAGCGTCGTCGTACGTGAGGTCTGCCCAGTGAGTCTTGACCCGGCTGAATGGCGTCTTACGAGCTCCGTTAAGAACCGAGTTCACCCATTCTGTGCGACGAGTGTAGAATTCCGGGGAAGTAGTAAGTGCTGTAGCTTCCGGAAAGAGAGTATCGATTTGGTTAATACCGTGCGCAAGAGCGTAGTTCTCGACGGCTTGCTTGAGTGAGCCCGTCTTGGTTGCATCAGCAACAATACCTTGAACATCAGCATGAGAAAGAACTGACGACTCTTCACCTTTGTCATCTTTCTCGAAAACATTTCGGGTCATCTCACTGCCTTCCTTATCGGAATCATTGGAATCGTCATCAAGATTGTCTTGCTGTGCAGTTCCACCATCAGAACCTTCTGAAAGTGCCTGACCAACCATGTAATGAAGAACGTCCTGCTGTTCAGGAGTCATTGAATCATAAACGTCTTGGATGGTCGGGCCATCGCCGGAGTTTTGATTATCAGTGTTATCCGAATTAGAAGTATTGTCAGCGTGTTCAAGTTCAAGTTCGAGACCCGTGTAAATAATGGCTTCGTCGTCGATCATTTCTTCGTCACCATCTGAGTGACGAATAGTGACGTTTTCAATGAGAGCGCCTGGGTTGGCACCCGAAAGAACAAGACTTACCTCACGGATAGCTCCGTGAAGAACTCTTCCTGCCCGCTCGACCAGCTCATTCGCCCAGATAGACAACATGTTGATGTCTTTGTGCTCAACTAGGCCCTTTGCATGAGCCGCTTTTGCGGAGGTATTGAAAAATCCGTAAGCATAAACCCCATCGTCTCGATTTTCGAGGATGGCATGACCAAGAACATTCTCGGGGTCAGTATGACCATGCTGCCAAACAAGAGGAACTTTCATCTGATCCTGATGTTTGAATGCGCCAGGCATGATAGTACGACCGTCGGTGCACTTAAGCCCGGCTTTGGTCGCGTATCCGCTGAAATCTGCTTCCATTTTGACAGTTCCTTTCAAAAGAGTTAGGCCCCTGAAGTTACTACCGGCTTGTGTCCATTACCGTTTGGACTTGGAGCTTTACCGTTTGATGCTGGAACTCCAGTGTCTGCTTGGGGCATGTTACTGTTAATGAGTTTGTCTGCTTTAGGATCGCTAGATGGCGGAATACCCAAGAAACTCCTGATTTCATTAGAAGAAAGAATCTCATTACGAGTAAACTTATCAGCAATCTCAGCAATCTGACTAACAGGAACAAGTTTGAATGGATCCCGGAAGTATTTAATCCGCTCGTCATTCTGCGTACCCTGGGGCCCAAGGAACGCTCTCTGCATAGCTTCGACTATTGCATCGATAATAGGTTCGATGGTACGATTAAAGTAATTAAGAATAGCCTCTTCTTTTGCAGTACCGTTCATTACTTCCTCGGTAAGACCAAGCTGGTTATAAAGCAGATTTGTAAGATACTCAACTTGTTTTAAGAGGTTGTTCTCAGCGGGTCTGTTGAGTTGGGTAACCTTCTCGGTGCCATCGATGTAGGCAATGCCGTATTGGCTTCCCCTCAATTGAAATTCGATGTCTTCTCGACGGGCTTCGGCTTGTTGTCGCCTTGCTTCCGATTTGATAACATAAGGAAGCTGAATAATGATGTCAAGTCTACCAGAACTAGATTGTTCATCGACTGCATCAAGAAGCCCAAGTTTTCTTATCAAGCGTTGCAACGTTGAGTTAGGTTCGTTCATAACTGCATACAAAGGATTCTCAATAATTGCAACAAACCTTTTCTCTAAGGTAATTTCTTCTCGTTTACCTGAGTTCTCGTTGTAAACGCTTAGCTTAACATGTTTTGGATACCAAGTAACAACTTCGCCAACACGCAAAGTGTAAATTTCAAATATTTCGTTTGTTTGTGGATTTCTTGATGTATCAACAGGAACAAGAACTGCCACGCCCTTATCGAACAACGTTAACGCTATGTCTTGCCTGAAAGCTCTTGGTCCTTGATCCAGATTTGGCTCTAAGGTAAGACAATCATTCAAAGAACTTTGAACATCTTCTTTGTATCGGCCTTCTTTGTCTAATTTAGTATGTTTGATAATTAGACCTGCTACATCAACACTTAGTCTCGCATAAACAGACGAAATAATTGAACGTTCGGTATAAATTTGTAGCCTTGATCTAGAAGGAGACACTCCGTAATTACCACTAGTCGTGTATTCTAAATATTGATCATTAATTTCGTTTGTGTTACGGAAGGCGTTCCATGCTTTTCTAACTCGATCTAGAATAGGCAAATGGAATCACCCCTTATAAGTTCTATAGTTGTATTTGAGCTCACTAATATGAACTCCGGCCGACTTAAGTAGTAATGCTCTTGTCTTTCGTTTTCCGTTTAGAATATCTTTTTGAATTCTTCTTTGCGTCTCAAGATCTGACTTAGCGACGTTTTGAAGCGATCCTTCTCTCAATCGTTCATACAGAGAAGTGTTCAAACCAACCGTTAACTTATCTCCGAGACTGCCTTTTCCTTTGGCAACCCGACGATATCTATCAATACCGCCTTGTTGTCTCTTTACTTGTCTAGCAATACGATTTTGTTTTCTTCGAACACCCCATTTTTGTCCTTTAACACCGTGATGTTCGAGGAAATCTACAATTGGATCACCCTCTAAGATCACTCAAACGCCTCCTTGTTAGCTTTATAGGCAACGTATGCATCCATCATCGCAGAGACGTTGTCGATCTTTTCTTCAGCACGTTTCTTTAGAAGTTTTCGGTTTCCGTTTGTGTCTTCCAAAGTAACTGCGTTGCCCATAGCAAATGACATCAATTCTTGATCGAAAATCAGCTTGCGTTCCTCAGCCAAGATCTTCAATTCACCTAGAGGAACCGATTCAGTTCTTGAACCTTGAATTACTTTCTCAATTCCAAACGAACCATTCTCAATTTCCCATCTTGTAACGAATTCTTTGGCGTTATAAGGGTCGAATCCAAAACAACGAACGTCGTATTCGTTTTGTCTTATAAATGCGTCTAAATCATCATAAACTTCCATCATGTCCAAGACAGTTCCGTCAAGAACGTGTAGACTGCCTTCACGAACAAACTCTTCGTACTTGGCACGCATAGCACCAGGAAGTTTCATGAGTGTCAAAGACGTTATGTAGCTTCGTGTCTTGACCCCAAACGAATAATTCTGGAAAGGAAAGAGAAGAGTAAAGGCGCAGAAGTCATCACCCTGTGAAAGGTCAGCACCAAGCGCACACGGCATTCCCCAAAACTCTCTTGCACGATGAGGAAGCGTCTCTTCGTAAGTAAAGAAGTAGGTGTATCCCTCCATAGGAATTCCAAACCTCTTTGCGAGGATGTCGTTCCTAACAGCGGGAGCCTTTTCTGCTCTTTCAACATCCAAATGGTAGACATCATAGGTAACTGTCTTACCAAGATTTGGATTTGCCTTCAACCACGTCGAAGGATCGGCAACTTCTTCAATGTCATCCAGTTTGTAATGCCAAATGGAAATGTGTGGTGCTTGATACTCACCCTTCAGAATGCTGGCAAGTTCCATTTTGACGGTGTCACCAGAACCATTCCGAACTGTTCCTTCCGAACTAATAGCAACGATCAAATAGTCTTCCATCTTCGAAGCACCTTGCTCGATTGCACCGACAACATCTTCTCTGATGTCTCCTGACAACCATTCGTCGATGGTAGACACCTTAGGTCGAAGACCTTGAAGCTTGTTGATCGTCATAGGACGTACTTCGAGCAACGAACCAGTCAAGAAGTTCTCTATGCCCTTCTTGGTCGAGGCCAACTTTACTCTTTGTGCTCTTGATCCCGTGGTGTTCTGCAAGGAACCCTCGGTTAAGAACTTGAAGAGTGGGCCTCTGGCTCTTGTGATAGCGGTTCTGAACGGAGACATTACTTCTTCGGCTTGTTTCATCGTTGGGGCCGTTGTGATTTGATGAGTCGTTGCGGTATCCACATTTAAGAAGTATGCTTGAATGCATTGCGCATACATCGACTTGGCCGACCCTCTGGCTACGATGAGGTATTGCTTTGTGGTGAGTCGTTTCTTGATAAGCTTCTTTACGTAGTGTCCTCCGGCAGCTCCCTCGTTCGGTTGATAAACGCTTCGTTCAACGAAGAAGTACCAACCAAAGATTTGCTCTGCCCAAAGTTTGAATGTATCTAGAAGATGTAAATCGCTACCATCAGTAAGAGTAAGTTCGAATTCACAATAATGAATGAACCCAAGCACAGCCCCGTCATCGTAGTAGATGTTAGGATTGGCAATGAGTTCATCGATACGATTCATCTCCATAGAAATTTCTCGATTAACTGGAATTTCTCCAGCAAGGACTGACGCACGAAATTGTCCATAGTAATAAGGAGTAGCAGTATTAGATAGAGTCAATCCTCCTCCTTACTATTTGTGAAGTGCTTTCTTACCAGCAGCAATAGCCGCTTTTCCGGCCGGACTGTTATACATATTGTATATAGTAGTTGCTGTAGTAGCAGCACCTATGATAGCACCGACCGCCATGCTTCCTTTTTTCATAGTACTTGGATTCATCCGTCGATAGTTTTGTTCCAAATTCATACGTTCGTTGACCGCTTTCAGTTGCTTGTTGGTCAACGTATGAGCTGGCTTACCTCTATGCGGAGCACTCTTCTTGAAATCACTACTTGGTTTTGGCTTGTTTCGTCTTGCAAGCCGAACTCGACTTTCTGGATTTCTAATTCCCCAGTGCATTCCTTTAATGCCATGATGTTCGACGAATTCATTTACATCAAAACCGTCGACATTAATCACGAAGCCTCCTCCTTAGGCTCAGGAAGTGGAATGTACGCAATTGTAGGAGGAAGTTCAACCTCTCGGAAGACGTTGAGTCTCCATTCGTATTCCCTGATTTGATCTGTAGCCGCTTGAATCAAGAAAGAAGTGGCAGGAGGATCGAACAGAATTCGGACTTTCAAGAAAACGTATGTTTTTACTAGCTGAAGTTGGTTTGATGGAACAAGAAACTCGCTCCATAGATCATCCTCATCCTGGATATAAAAGCCCTCTTCTGGACCAACCCCGAGTTGGTTGAGAATGGTGAAAGCAGCATTGATGTGTGTGATAATGTCCAAATCGAATGCTGTATAGTCTTGGTCAAGACCCAGAATCTTCTTGGTGCTCGTTAGAATGCTTTCTTCCATGTTTTCACCTCCTAAACTACCACAACTTTGTATCTTTTGGTGTACGTGTCGTAACAACTTGCGGAACGAGGCTATTAACCCCGAAATGTATTGCATTATGAGTCTTTGGAGTGGTTGTTATAAAGAATTCAGGATCTATTATCCACTCTTCTCCATGGATAATGTCCTCAACAACCATCGGATTCACGTGATGAATGACCAATTCTCCAAATATCTCGTAACCCACAACCCCTAAATCACAACCATTATCCCTAAGAATTACGTCTCTTCTAGCTCTTCGCCACTCCATAGAAGTGTAAAACGCTTGGTTAATATACCGATCATAACCAAACGTAGAACGACCTACGGCTCCCTCAAGTCTCAAATATTCGAATCTTTCCTCGAAAAAGAGCAATTTGTTTAACTCTGAATATGATCTAGATTTCGACATCATCCTCACCCATGTCACGCCCCGCATATGAACGCATGGCATTCAGAGCCTGTTCGTACAGCTCTTCAATTCGCTTAGCAGAAGCCATCATTTCGACTTTGGAGTTGAGAAGTTCGTTCTCTCGCTGAAGTCGTTCTTGCTCAAGCTTTTCACGGGTAGATCCGAGCTTTAGATAATGGGTTATGACTTGTGAGGACGCAATTCCCTCAGCTAATTGTCGCTCGGCCAAATCTATAGCAAGGGAGACTAACTGGTTCTCACGATTCTCTTCCGTCATAGCCGGACGTCGATGCGCTTTACGCCTACCAGCCATTAATCCCCCTTTCTATTGAAATATAGGAACTATTCCCGTTCCTCGAGTTCGTCGTCTTCGGTTTCGTCTTCTGCATCCTGCAGATCTTTCAGCTCACGTTCCTTTTCAACACGCTCGGACTCTGAGATGTGAGTCTCTTCTACTTCATCTCCGGGACGTTCCATGAACTCTCCTTTGGTGCTATTGTGGACCCATGTCTTCAAGCGTAAGCCATGCAGGCGCTGCTGCAGTGGCAACCAAGTTAGTGTTTCCCGCACTCGCTGAAATACGTCCAGTATAAGTAGCCGCAGCA